TCTCAGACACCCGCTCGAAGGTCATCGCCCCCTGCGGCTTCTCACCCGTGATCTCGCCAGTGGCGCCGGTCACGTATTTGACGTTCGACTCTGCGGTCGGGGCGGCCTGCGTCACCTGCGCCGTCTGCCGCACGTACTCCACCACGTCGCTGGTCGTCTGCCGGATGCTGATCAGGTCCCGCAGCACGGTCGGATAGCGCCCAAGCGGCTCGTAGATCCCGGTCTGCTCGGCGACCACGAACGCGCCCGCGCTCGTCGAATCCAACCCGGTGATCAGCTCCTTGCGTCCCCACAGGCCGAACGACCCGACCATCACCGCCGGCGACATTCCCAGCCGCCCGGTGGTGAACTGGCCCGTCGGCGCGACCTGCTTGTGCCACGCCTGCCAGGTCGGGTCCGCCAGGAACCGCTGCCCCAGCGTCCCTTTGACTTGCTGCGGCTGCGGCTGCGGCGCGTTCTGCTGCAGACCGCCCAGCAACTGGCCCAAGCTGGCCTTCAACTCCACGTCCCGGCGATCCGTCTTGAGCTCGTCCCGCACCTGCATCGCATCCGCGACCAACTTGGTCGCTTGTTCGTGTTCCTCGTCCGTCAGGTTGCGGTCCTTCGCTCCATCCACGATAGCCTGCGCTTGCTGCAACAGGCCGAGCATTTGCTCCTGTTTATTCACCTCGCACCTCCTGCGAAAGTTCTGCTGTCAATATGTCGATCTGAACTTGCACATCGCGCGGGTCACGTCCGCTCGGCTTACCGTCCCCGGCCTCGCCTTCGCCGTCCCCCACGCCATCAGAAGCGCCACCGCTGTCCGCAGCGCCTTTGACTGCCTTTATATCCGTTGTCCGCGTGTCAATCCCGGCCCCTCGTTGCACCGGTGCCACGCCCCAGACGTCCAGCTTACGCAGAAACCGCACATCCTGGCCGTCGAACTCGCCCCGTCCGCTGTCCTCGATGTCGAACGTATACGACCATTCCTGCATTTCCCCGAGCGCCTTGACCGTCTTATAGTGCTCCAGCCCGCCCTGCGTATCCAGGAAGAACTGTCCCTCGACGACGGCCTTGTTCTCGTCCTCGTGGATGATGCCCTTCCCCACGGGCAACACGCCATAATTGTGATTCCACGCCTCGATCAGCGTTTCCTGTCCATCGGCGAATGCGCCGGGCTCTGTCACGTCCTGATCGTAGTCGATCACGTTCAACGTCGCGAACTCGGCCCGAAACTCGCCGGTCTTGTCCGCGTCCGTCTTGAACTCGATCCGCCCCCGGTACGTTTTCTTTTCCATCGCTACCTCCCAAACCCCGTTTCATCTGTGGCCATTGACCATTTTACCCTTCGAGGGACCATCCTCTACTTCCCGAACTCCACCGAACACTGGCAGTTAGCGTTATTCTCCGCCCCGCCTGCCGGGTCCCCTGGCCAGCGCATTCCGTTGCTGAACCGATCGCGGATCCCCACCTTCTCTCCTGCCATCGCCAGGTGCTCAGCGCGCGGATTGCTCGAATTCACGCGCCACGTCTTCGTCGCCAGCCCCCCCGCCTGCGCCGCCTCGACCGCCCCGAAGTTCGACGCCGTCGTGATGCCCGATTCCGCCTGACGTCGCACCCAAACGCTGATCGCCGTCAGGAAAAGCTCTTTCACCGCCTCGCGAGGGCTTGGGGCCCGGAGCGCTTCCGTCAGTTGGTCCCGCGTCTGGCCGTTGATGTAGGTCGCCTCGACGCGGCTGTGCTCCTGGAGCCAGGGCAGCATGCGCTCTTCCGAAAGCTCGATTTCCAACCTGGTGGCGAACTCGCTCGCCCAGGCCCCCGCCGTCAGCACGTTAAGGCGGAATAAATCCTCGTACAGTTCCCGGTCCCAGCGTTCATCGTCCCACCACACGCCGCCGATGTCCGATTTCCCCGGCTCCTCCGGGACCCGGCTCATGATCGCCGCTTCCTGCCGGCGATAATGCCGCGATAGGACCTCGACCCACTTGCGCTCGTGCTGTGCCCGCAACTCAGGCTGGTGTGTGTCGAGCCCATACGCCTTGCGGTCCCCGGGCCCTAGCGCCTTTGGTGGGGCGCTATCCCGCGGGCTCGCCTGGCCGCCGACCAATACGTTGAGCGGCGTCACCAGCCGCTCCGCATCCCCGCCCAGCGCCGGGAGATTGAGCCGTGCCCTGGCCTCATCCGCCGTCATCCACGGCCTGCCCACCGCCGCCTGGAGCGCGGTCACCTGGTCCTCGAACGCCCCGGCCAGCTTCTCGGCGATGTTGAACTCGCAATAGACCCCCTGCGCATCCCCCAGCTCCGGCAACAATTGCAGTTCGATGTCCTGCTCGATCATCGCCAGCCAGGGACCCAGGCTGTCCTGGTACAGGTTCTTGTGCTGCTCCTTGATGTTGCTGAACGTCGCGTGATCAAGGATGCCCACCATCGGGGGGGGAATGTGATACGCCCTGGCGCACTCCTCACGCGTCAATTTGCGCCCGGCCAGGTACTCGCTCTCCTGCGGATTGAACGATCCCGCCCGCCAGGTCATGCCCTCCTCCAGGATCGCCGTCTTGCCGCTGTTGTCCCCGCCGGCGTACAGCGCCGCGAACTCCCCCTTGAATCGCGCCCGCGCCTGCTCGCTCCACTCCGGCGCTGCCGCTGGCCGCTCGATGACCCCGCCCATCCGCGCGGCGTTCTGCCAGAAATGCTCGCGATAGTCCCCCGCCGCGTGCTCCTCCGCCAAAATACGCCGCAGCGTCTCCAGCGGGGATAAACCGACGATGGGATTCTCGGCGTTGTAGCCCCTGAAATGAACGATCTCGTCCAGCGCCACCGGGATCGGCCGCCCCCCCACGGTTACCTTATACCCTGTGGGGATGATGCCGCCCTCGACCGTCACGTACGGAGGAGGGACGCGCAACAACCCCAACGTGCCCCCATCCGCGCGCCGGATCTTGAGCCAGTAGGCGTTGAAATACACGCCCAGGTCGCCCACCAGCGCCTCGATCAACCGATAGCGCGTCACCTTGTACTCTGCCGGCAATGGCCTGGCCAACACCATGGCCAGTGGATGATTCGCCAATCGCACCCGGTCCGTGTCCGACACGCGCCGAAAGACGTGCAGCCCCAACTGCGCGATGTTCCGCGCCAGGAAATCGACGCACGTCCGTACGTTCGGTTGATCTCGGTAAATCGTGGCATAGTCGTAGTTGTACTGATCGTACATCAGCAACGAGCCATAACTCGTCAGCGGCCACCAGCCAGACGGCATATCCACCAGCGACGTGGTACTTTGCACGACTGGCATCAGCCCACCACCTGGATAAAGTTCACGTTATCGGCCGGAATCACCAGTTCCCCGATCATCGGCACGACCTCGCCCTTCCCCCGCAGCATCTCGGCATTCCGCAGCACCAGATACCCGCGCCGCTTCCGCCACAACACACCGCGAAACGACTCGTCCCGCGCCCGCGTGTTGACGATGATCTGCCGCAGAACCGGATACGGGTTAAACAGTCTCATGCTGTCTCCTGGGGATGTTTGACTGCCGCGTCCCAATACCACCGGACCGTCTTGCCGGTGTCGGTGTCTACACGCACCAGGACCTGGCCGAACAGGCACCCACACACCGTGTTGAAAATTCCCAACGGCGTGAGACCGCGCAAGTAGCAGCGTCCAGCGGATGGCACATCCTCTTTCAAATACGCCCTCGCCGCCACAATGCAGACCGCTGGCTGCGTCGAGCCGCTCAGGACCGTGAGCCACACGCGCCCGAACAGCAGCGCCGCCAGCCGTTCCCTGAGCGACATGCGCCAACACGAAACGCATTGCTCGCCATCGGTCCACACAGGCAGCGGGTCGATGCCCTCGACATGGAGCTCGAGTGGAGATCGTCTATCACACCGTTCCAAAAATTCACTCGGTGGCCCCAACTGCCGGTTGGCATATTCGAACTGAGTCGGTTTCATACCGCCTCCAATCCGTGTTCTTCACATAGCTGCGGCCGCGGCCGGCTTCTACTTTGGAGCATCTCTGCGCACTGGATCCGGCTGCGGACCGCCAGTCTGCGCATCGCTATTTTCCGTCAGCCGCTGCTCATCGAACCACTGGCTATCCAGCGGTACACCATCCTTGAGCTCGGTGGGCTCGACGAGGACGCGCACACAACCGAATAGATACTCCGTCCGCGCGGTGGCGATGCCTGTGAACCCGCTGATCGAATCCCTGACTGTTGCACCTAGTTTGACCATTTTTACACTGCCTCCAATCCTCGCTCTTCGTACACACTGCGCTTCGGCGGCTCGTGCCGCAATGACCGGTCGAGTGCCATCACCAGCGCCACCATGCCGTCGATCTTCTCGATCGATTTTTCCTTGTCCGGCTTGATGTTCCCTGCCGGGTCGGTGCGCACCACCAGGTTGTTCGCCATCCACGTGAGCACCGGGTTGTTGCCGTGCGCCAGTTTGTGCTCCAGAGTCAGCCGCTCCAGCTCGCGCATCGGCGGATTCATGCTCACGTAGCCCTGGCCGAACTGCACCAGCCAGTCCTCACCGCCGCGCTCCATGAGATCCGTCTGAATCTTGGTCGCCCCCCAGCGGTCGAACGCCAGTTCTTTGATGTCATACGCCTGCGCATCCTGGTCGATCTGATGGAGAATCCACGCATAGTCGATCACGTTCCCCGGCGTCGCGGTGATGAAGCCCTGGCGGACCCACACGTCATACGGCACCCGGTCCCGCCGGCTGCGCTCGATCATCGCATCTTCAGGAATCCAGAACCGTGCCAGCACCTGGTAGTCGTCGCCGTCGACCTGTGGGGGGAACACAAGCAGAAACGCCGAAATGTCGATGTTACTCGACAGGTCCAGGCCGGCGTAGCACGTGCGCCCGCGCAGGCCGTCCGCATCCACCGCCCGCCCGCACGCGTTCCAGTGCTCCAGGCTGATCCACTTGGTTTCGACCTGCGTCCACATATCGAGCTCCAACCGGAGGAAGGCGTTCAACGCGCTGGGCATCTCCCTGGCCCTGGCCGCCTTGCGCCGCATATCGTCCAGCTTCTTCGACACACCCAGGTTCGGGTTGGATTTGACCCAGATCGCCTCATTCTCCCAATCGTCCGTCTCTCCCTCGTCGAGCGTATAGATCACGCCGAACCAGGAATCGTCCTCGATCACGCCTTCGAGAATCTTCTCCGTGTACTCGTGCTGCTGAAAGCACAATGATTGCCGATCGTAACCCGCCGTCGTGATCGCGAACATCAGCGGTTGTCGCCGGCTGCCCGTCGCCGTCTCGATCGCGTCCCACACGGCCCTCGTCTTGTGCGCGTGGACCTCGTCGACCAGGGCCCCGTGGACATTCAGCCCATCAAGCGTATCCGCATCCGCCCCCAGCGGCTCGAACTTCGAGGCCGTATCCACGATATGGATGTTGTCGCGGAAAATCCCCACCTCGCGCCGTATTGCCGGCGAGGATTTCGCCATTCGGGTCGCCTCGGAATGCGAGATCCGCGCCTGATCCCGCTTCGTCGCCACGGAGTAGATCTCCGCGCCCGGCTCCCCATCGGCCAGCATCAAGTATAATCCGATGCCTGCGGCCATCGTGGATTTGCCGTTTTTCCGGCCGCACTCAAGGTACGAGGTGCGAAAGCGCCGCGTGCCGTCCTCCTGTCGCCAACCGAACAACGACGCGATCACGAACTGTTGCCACGGCTCCAGGTGCAGCGGCCGGCCCGCCCATTCCCCTTTGGAGTGTTTTAGCAGCGAGAAAAACGCCACCGCCTGGCGGGCCGTCTGCTCGTCGAAATACAGCCCGCGCTCCGCGCCGATGCTCAAGTCGCGGAGGTGCCGCTCGATCGCCAGCCGCACCCACTTGCACGCGACCTGCTTCTCAGTCAGCACGTCCTCGATATAATGGTTGGCCGTGAAATCAATCGCCATCGTCCACCATCTGGAAGAGCATCTCGGCCAGGGTCGGCTCCTCGTCCGCGACGACCGTCTTCAACCGCGACCGCTCCGCCGGCGTCAGCCCGAACTCGCTGAGCATCTGCCGCATCTGGCCCCACGCCTTATTTGCCACGTGGAGCCACGGATTCTGGTACATCCCCCCCGCCTCGGAGGTGATTACCGCCCCGGCCTGCTGGAGCTTGCGCTC